GTGACGAGACCGTATGGAGCCATGTCGATCGCCGAACTTTCCGCGCTCATCCAGACCGGAGCGGTCGATCCGGTCGAAGTGACTGAAGCGGTGCTTGCGGGCATCGAGGCCTATCCGGACAAGGCGGTTTTCGTCTCTCTCCTGAAGGACCGGGCGCTGGCCGAGGCCGAGGCGTCCTCGAAGCGCCTGAAGGACGGCCGCTCGCTCGGCCTGCTCGATGGCATTCCGATCGCCTGGAAGGACCTTTTCGACATCGAGGGGCTGCCGACCACCGCAGGCTCCAAGGTGCTGAAGAAGGCCGAACCCGCCAGGAAGGATGCCGCGATTGTCGATCTTCTGAAACAGGCGGGCATGGTGGCGGTTGGCCGCACCAACATGAGCGAGTTCGCCTTTTCCGGCATCGGCATCAACCCGCACTACGGCACTCCTCGCAATCCGCATGGTAAGGATGCGCCACGCATTCCGGGCGGCTCGTCCTCCGGCTCCGCCGTCGCGGTTGCAGCCGGCCTCGTCCCCGTCGCCATGGGTACGGACACCGGCGGCTCGATCCGCATCCCGTCGGCACTGAACGGTATCGTCGGCTACAAGGCGACACGCGGTCGCCATGCGATGGACGGGGTCTATCCTCTGGCGACGAGCCTCGATTCGCTTGGCCCCCTCTGCCGTACGGTCCAGGACGCCGTCTGGATCGATACCGCCATGCGCGGCCTTGCCGCCCCGCAGACCGCCCGCCGGCCGCAAGAGCCGCTCGACATCGTCATCCCGACCAACATTGCCTTCGACGGTGCCGAACCGGGCGTCGTCACCGCCTTCGAAGCTGCAATTGGCCGGCTCGAAAAGGCCGGTGCGAGGATCAGCCGTACCACCATTCCGGCCTTCGATGAGATCCCGGCACTGATGGCAAAGCGCGGCGCGCTCGTGACGGCGGAAGCCTTTGCACTTCATCAGCAGCGGCTGTCGGGACCGGAGGCTGTCGAAATGGACCACCGGGTCGTGGCCCGGACGCGTCTTGGCGAGAAGATCAGCATGCCGGACTATATCGCCATTCTTGAGACGAAAGCACGCCTGATCGCCGAGACCGAGGCACTGATCGGCGACCGTTTCGTCGCCATGCCGTCGGTCGCTCATGTTGCGCCGCCGATTGAGGCGCTCGAAAAGGATGACGAACTGTTCTTCGCGACCAATGGCAAGACGCTGCGCAACACCGCGCTCGGCAATTTCCTCGATTGGTGTGGTGTTTCGATCCCTTGCGGCAAGGGCGACGCCGATATGCCCGTCGGCTTCCTGCTGTCGGCAGGCGCCAACCGTGACGAGGCGCTGCTGCAGGCCGCGATGAGTTACGAGGAGACCGTCAGAGGGTAGGAAACGGCGGCCAAGAGCACGTCCTGACACGGACTGGCAAGTACCTCGTCAGACAGGGACCGACACCATTGACTCTGCTGTCCGTCGTGGCACTTTGGTTTGGTGAGCGCGGCGGAACGGCGCATCGTTCCCGCCGGCATGATCCGCACGATCGAAAGCTCACCGGATAAAGGAATGGCTTGATGTCATCGGAAGAGGACGATCGGTCGGACCAATCGCGAAGAGTAGCAGAGGCCGCGGCGAAGGTTGTCGATCCGGAGCTCATGGACGCGCTACGACAGGCGGCAGCGCACGCCTGGAACACCGGCGAAGTCAAATTCGATCAGCAGATCGCATCTGCCATTCAGGCCATCGCCAAAGAGTTGGACGTCACCCGAGACGAGGCAATCCGGCTGATGGTGCGGGAATGGTTGGAAGGGAATGCCTATTCCCCGGTGCGCCAGCAGGGGGAAGATGGCGACACCGGAGGAAAGGCGTAGGTGAACCAGCGCACAGCCGGCGGAACTAGGCCATCCGGATGAACCTACTCCTTTAGGCCAGGTTCACCGGCAGAAAACATCGGACTAAAATCCGTGATTGTAAGCCGAGCATAGAAGAGGCTCGACTTTCGGCGAAGCCCGCGCTGGGGGAAGATTGCGCGGGCTTCGTCATTCTGATGATCCGGCTGCAAATTACTTTTTCCTGAGAATATCTTCAGATCAAGGCCTCCCGATCGCAAGCGGGCGACGAGGAATTGTAGCAGGATGGCCGCCGAACCGTATAAGCTCGGCATCAAGGATATCTGTCGAGCCTGATCCGCCCGGAGGATTCGGTGATAGATTGGTAGCGGGAGACCGTACTGGTCACAACAGCCGACACCCTGAACAAGACGAGATCATCCTGGGAACTTGGCAGATAGCACTTAGCAGGGCATTGAAGAAATATAGAGAGAAAACAATGCCAAAGGCCGCCAATAGCGGCATCAGGAAAGCTGATGCCGGCTAGAACAAAACGACCTTTACGGCTGTTGTCCGCTAGGCCGCCTTCACGCCCTGCGAACGCCGTTTCCTGCATTTCCGGAACCAGGTTATGCCGAGGGCCTTCCAAAATTGGATCTTGTGCGTGACAGCTAGCAGCTTGGCCTCTTCTTCGGCCGTATAGAGAAGATCAACGATTGCCGTCGTCAGGTCCTCAAAAGCAATAGCGTCGGCATACTCCCGCTCGGTCATCAGCATTTCAACGGCCTTGATCTGAGGCGCAGTGATCGGACCACGATCAGCGTTTGCGATAACCTCCAGGACCTGACGCGCGAGTACAGGCCCCCGCTTCGAGATCAGCGCCTCAATCGTTTTCACCGCGACGGTTTGTCGAGAACCCGTCCCGGTGTACGAGCCCGGAGACTTCAGAACCGTTACGTTCGCCCTGGCGCAGACCAGTTGCAATGTCTGCGCATCTTCGTCAGCCGCAGCCAGAGCGGCCTGGTGGAGCTGCAGGTGCGTCACCCCCAGTCTTTCGGTGTTCTGGCCGATAAAAGCGCGCGCTTGGGCTGTCGTTTCTTCGGCCTCAACGATCATAACCGGAATAGTGGTCACGTGTGGATTGGACGCCGCCGCTATGGCTGTGTGCTGGCCGTCCAGGACTTTCAGGATCGTCTGTCCATCTAACTCAGCATAAGAGCAGATCGGTGGCTTGAACTTGGTCCAATCAAAATCCGCGATGATCCGACGGATTTGCTTTAGGCCCTTCTCACTTACGTCCCGCTGATACGCTGGATCTACAAAAAGGTCCGTCGGCTTCACCCATTCGAAAATGGGCATCCCTGTAGGCGGAATGTTGGGCTCGATTCCCGAAATGCTGATTGGCACAATCGCTCTTACGTTGTCTTGCATTCACCCGATCCTCTATTTGACGGGTGAAGTTATTGGGCGATCCGGAAGCTCGGTCTAAGGCCGGCGGCATTGATGTTTACTATCCACCTAACATCCACAGATCGCCTCCCTATATGGGACACGCCTTGACTCTTCCGCCGACGATGGCAGGTTGCGTCCATGACCCCTGCCCGTTTTTCAGAATGCCTGCTGCACATCCGCTGGACGCCGATCAACATTGCATCGGCGCTGCAATGCGAGTTGTCGTGGATTGAGGCGATGGAGGCCGGGAACGAGGAAATACCGGCTGGTCTCGCCGCTTGGCTGGAGACGCTTGCACAGGTGCATGAAGAGCTTCCGCCGCCGACGACATACCGCGGAAAGAGGGCTCGGTTGTGATGCCTCCGCCCGGCGACCGTTACGACCTCCGCAAGGATGGCTACGACTCCTACGAGATATTCGACACCAAGACGGGTCGCACCGTTTTCGTCGATGGCAAGCTCTATTCAAAGCTCAAGCTCGACGAAGCGGATGTCTACCTGGACATGCTGAACTCAGGCGATTATTGGCCGGACGAGGTGACGCTGCAGTGAGCGACGAGCCCGCTGGTCGTTGTCCTACGCCAAGATGCGCCAGGGTCTTGGGGGTGATTGACACGTGTATTCCAGCCACCCGCGAAAACCGCATTATCTACTGGGTATCGGAAGACCGGGCGAGGCAGATCGCCGACCACCTGAACATCTCGTCTGTGGAGAAGCGAAAGGCGGCATCGTGAGCACGACAACCGACTTTGTTGCAGAGCTGGTTCGGGCCGCCAACATGGTGGAGAAGATCGGTGACGATGAGAGAGGACGCCTGCTCGATAGAGCCTGGCGCACGATCCTCGATGGGCGCCAGCGGGTCGGGATGACGCCGAGCCGCACAAGAGCCGACAAGGCGATAGACATCCTCAGCATGTCCAAATCGATCGGCTTATACTTGGACGATCAGATGAAAGCCGCACTACTCGAAGCCGCCAGCATGATCCGCGACCTAAAGATCATACTGGATGCGAAGGATGAGGTTACGGGCGGAGGGGCGACGCATTAACTCCCGCCCAGCACGATCCTTGACCCGCATAAAGCGCAGGCCATGGGAATGGATATCGGGATTACCGGCTCACGTCCAAGGAACATCCATCACCAGAAGTGATTATTGGTTTGGCAAGACTCAGATTATACATTCAACACAATCGCGTTCTATGGGGAAAAGAATGCAAACGTACCACTCAAACATTATCGCTGACTTCTTTAGGTCGCGCGCGAATCCAGAGGTTGGAGACATTCTCTCGAATCTCAAGCTCCAGAAGCTTTGCTATTATGGGGCAGGCATCATTGCGGCCATTCGCCAGGACAGCACAAGTCCTCTGTTCTCGGAGCGTATCGAAGCATGGACGCATGGCCCTGTGGTTCCTGCGCAATACGGTAGGTTTAAACATTATGGCGCTGGCGAGATCCCCCCGTTGACGGATTTCGATGACCGTCAGATCGCGCCGAATGATCGCATGGTGCTGGACAATGTTTATGACTTCTACGGCCAGTACTCAGCCTGGAAGCTGAGGAACATGACGCATGACGAGACACCCTGGAAGGCCGCTTACGCCAGGGACAATAAGATCATATCCACCCAAGAACTCGCGGAATTTTTCGCGCAAGAAGTGGGCGAGGACTATATCAAGTCTTACCATGAAGCCGCGTAAGCAGGATTCTAAAAGCCCTTTCAAAGCAGCATTGGGGGCAGCTCAAAGCGACAATACCGACGCCATGCCCCCGATCTTTTCATTTGAGAAGATGATTCCGGGGACCGGTTACAGCGTCTCTTGCTGCGAAGCTGAGGATCAAGCTGCGTTATCTCGCCAGATGTTCACACTTTCCCGCATGACGTGGCGCGATATCAAATCCGCGCCGAGACATGGCTTGGGTACTGAAAAGATGGATAGAGGTGCCATCAAAGCTCCGATACCTCCTTCGGTGACAGAAGATGTTACCTTCCTTGTACTCAGATACAACGGCAAAAAGCCCATGATCGGATATCGAGATGGCCGAACCTTCTATGTTATCCTGCTAGATCAGAACTTCACGGCGTATGATCACGGTTAAGGAACACCACTTCGCTTATCAAGACGTTTGACCTGGGAAGCGAAAAGGCCAACATGGCATTGCTCTGAGCACTACCCTCACAAGCCGTTCAACCGGGACTAACCATGCATCGGCTATTTCTAGCCATGGCCTTGATCAGAACTTAATCGAAGCGCATGTTGGTCCATCGGCAGCAATGAAACGGGCGCTGCCAGTATATAGGCTTGATAGCCTCGCCCCCAAAACGAAAGGAGGACAACATGTCTTCCGAATTCCTCCCCCCGAAACCAACAATGCAACACGCCCGCATGCTCCGGGGAACCCGCCTTCGCGTCGCGGCCGAAACCGCTCGGAACGAAGATCAATTGACCAGAGAAAGCCACGCGGAGCATCAGATCCATCGTTTTCAGCAGGGCCAAACCGGTGCAGGCGTCACATTATCTCGCATGGCAAGTCTTGCACCCACAAAGGATACGGTCCCGATTGCTGGCTTTCTGAATGAGAGACGGGACACGCAGGGACCGCTCCCCCAAGAAGCCCCGGCGAAAAAGACAACCCGGGTTACGACCGTCCGCCTACGTCCAAAGAATCAAAGTTCATTGGAGCGTTGGGATAACGAGGGCGGGGCTAATCCGTGAAGTCTGATTGATGCCTACTCTAATTCTTTAAGGAGATAGTTATGTTTGAACATAGATTTGGGCCGAGATACGAGAGTGTAAAGGACCCCAACGGCACCTGGAGCATCTTCGATACTTTCACAAGCCAAACCTGCGAGATCGGACGCCATCCGGTGGTCAGGCTTCGCGAAAGCGATGCTCTCGAGGTCCTGGAAATATTGAACGCGAAGCCGGCTCAGCCTACGGTACACTAAGAATATCCTATCTCAATCACAGCCTGACAGGGGATTGGCGGCGGCCTGTCGCTCTCGCCGATCTCGCGCTGATTGTTCCTCGAATGCGATCCATCTCTGCTACTCGCCGGCTTGGGAAAGCCGCTGGCGTTCGATACGGTCGATCCGCTCTCCCAGATAAAACAGGATTCGGTCGAGTTCGGCGCGCGGCACCTGTGCATCACGAAGCTCTTTCACGCCGGCATCGGTTCTCGCCCGGTCCTCCGCCGCGTGCGCGGTGCGCCATTCCATCTCATCGCGCGTGACCACCTTGCTCCCGAGCGCCGAAACGCTCGCCTTCAGGTCGCTGGTCGCCTCCCGGATCGGAATGTAGGCAAGGCCGCCGAGCATGGCTGCAAAGGTCAGCGCCACGCCAAGCGCCTGCCATTGCGGCTTGTTCCGCTCAGCAAGGTTCGTAGACAGCGCAGCGATCGACGCCCTCGTCTCATTCGCCAATGAGGTGACTGCGGCTTCCATGGCCTTGAAGCCGGCACGCATCTCCGATTCCATATCAGTCTGCCGGCGGCCGAGGTTGGTCACTCGCTCCCCGAGCTGGGCCGTGACTGCGTCTGTATAAACGCGATGATCGTTACCGTTTGCCATGTCGTCGTTTCCCGCCATCAGTCCCTATGCCCTTTCAAATGCGTATGCGAGGTTTTCATTGATAAATCGGACCGCCGCGGCCACGGAGTTTCAAAATGCATCTTTCCATTGGAACCGATCCGCCTATCTTTAGAGGAATGATCCAAAACCACGCCCCCACTGCGTCCGCGATGACGGCCGATGAGTTGCATTCGCTTCAAAAAACCTTCGATGCGATTTGCGAACAGCGCGGACTGATCAAAGGCTCCTCTAGCGCCGCCAATGTCGCTCGAGAACTGGTCGACCTGTATCAGTCCGGAATTCGGGACCGTCGGCAGCTCGTGTCCATGCTGACTGGAGATGGTGTGTTCCCCTGACCGTTCGGTGGCTACCAGAACCACGATGCGATGGTGATGATAACGAAGGCCGCGATGCAGAAGACCTTGAACGGCTCTCTTTGCAGGAAGCGCATGTATCTCTACCCCACCTCCGTCAACGAGAAATCGTCGTCTATTTCGAAGTATTGGCCGACGTCACTGATCACGGCGACAACTCCAAAGTAAAAATCACCCGTCGATGCGGCCACGAATGTCTGATTGACGGCCGTCGTTCCAGGATCTCCTGTCTGCAACTGCGTGCCGTCCGAAATGCTGGTGTCCGTTGCAACGCGAAGGAATATGTCGCCGGTGGTCGTGCCTTTATGCAGGTTGCCTTGCAGGCGATAGGTGGTGCCTAAAGCCAATGACACCGGACCTTTGTAAATCCTCGGATTGACGCCAGCATCTTGAGCGGTGCCGCGAGCGCGACCATCTGCGGTCGAAAACGTCGTGCTCGCCCCGGCCGTCCATTCCAAACCGGCCAGGAGATCGACCGGAGGCCCGCCCCCCTGATACGTGACCGGCACGCCACCAGTCGAAACCTCGATAACTGGAATGCCGAATCCGTTCTCGGCAATCTCGACCGGGAGGCCAATGCTCTCGACGACAGTGACGGGAGCGCCGAAGCCATTGGTGGAGAGAACGACAGGAGTAGCCATCATCGCGCCTTTCCGCAGTAACTGGACCGAGCAGCGTTATTCGCCCGGATCTCGATTTGCGTTTGATCGGTGTCCCGGCTGGAATAGGTGACGGGCGCCCATGCGCGGCAGACGTCCGCCGCGATCGACTGTTCAGTCTCTGCGGTTTGGGTCGTCTGGATCGACTGGCACGCGGCCAGCAAGCACGTCATCGCGAGCAGCAACGGCAGCATCCACGCGCTTCTTGTGAAGGTTCTCCAGTTCATTCAAAACCGCCTTTTCGATATCCTGCCGCTCCGCTCGCTTGGCAAAGTATGCGGCGAGCGTGAGCAGCAGTTTCAGGACCGCGAGAGCGGAAGTGACGTTCATGCGGAGGTCTTGTTCGCTGGAAAAAGGTAGGTTGCGATAGCCGACAGGACGGCGACAAGCGACGCCTGCAGTTCAGGAGTGGCAAGACTTTCCGGCAGGACGCCGAAGGCTACGAGAGCGCCGGCAGCGGCGCCGACGATGGAACCGATGAGTTTCGAGTAGGAACCAAGCATGCGATTTTCCTTTCAGGCTTCGTTGATGGAGATTTTGCCGTTGAACGTGCTGAAGCCGAGCACCTTCGCGGGCATGGGGTAAGTCTTGGGGAAGCGGATGCCTTTCACCCGTGCCTTCGGCATCTTGACGATGGAAACTGAATTCGACTGGTTGCCGCCAAGGGCGTGGTAGTTGTCCTTGTCATGGCCAACAACGAAGAAGACGTGGCCACCCCCGTTGCGTTCAGCCGCGCCGATCGCACCCATGACTGGCTTGTCCTTGGGGACCTCGATGCCGAACTTCAGCCAGTTGAGCGCCCAATAGGGATTGGCGATCATCGGTTCGCGCGGGAGAGACAGAGCAATGCAGGTTTCCACGAAATCGCCGCACCAAGGCAATTTCGCCGGATCCCCGAGTGCATGCCCATCGCTCTTCAGGAACTCCTTGAGTGCCTTGTTATCCCGTGTTTCGATCAATCCCATCTTGCTTTTCGCGAGGGAAACCCAAGGCGGGATGATTGCCGCGACCGGTGAAGGTGTGATGTTAAGCGCCGCGAGGGTCTTTGGCCCGATCGTGCCGGGGTACTGGATGTCCAACTTTTTGTCGGCCTGGAATTTGGCAACAGCAGCTGTCGTCATGCGACCGGCAACGCCATCAGCCCCAGCAGGGCCAAGATCATAGCCGAGCGCGATCAAGCGCCGCTGCAGAATCTGCACGGTCGTGGTCATAAGTCTCTCCGATGTTGATGAAGGAACGACGCGGCTACGCCGGCGTTTATCTACGTTGCGGTTGATCGGTTTCCCTGCCCCACCGCAACCGGAGGCCGGTCGGGCTACCTTGTGGCGTGCCGGCCTCTTGTCCTACGTCGCCAGCGCCTGCTGCCACATGGTATCGATATCTTCGGCGGAGACGCTGAGAGCTGCCGCGATTGTGAGCAGCGTCGGCGCCAGTCGGTTAAACTGCGTGGCATATTCCCATTCGATAGCAGCTTCGTCCTTTTCCTGGCCCGCCGGCAGAGCCGCAATCGCCGTATCGATCGACGAGAGCGAAAACCCGTTCCGAACGAGAGTGAGACGTAGCTGGCGAGCCGTGACCGGAAGCATAGCAGCCCTGATCTGCTCGATCGTCGGCGGGACGTACGGCTGAATTGAATATTCGCCTTCGTGATCCTGCAACCATTGCCATACGGTCGGATTAAGGCCATGGGGATCAGTGGCGTTGGTTACATAGTCGCAGTCATAGGTCGCCCCTTTATCATCGGTCACATTGCAGTTGACGATGAAAAGGCCGTCATCAGCCGTCGCGGCGACCGAATGAACTGCGTTGAGCGTTGCCATTACGCCGTCCTTTCTAAAAGGTGAGTATTGTTGTTGAACATGTTGCCCCGTGAGCGCCACGTTCCGGTCAGCACGCTTCCTCCGCTATTGATGGTGAAGCTGTCATCGCTGGCCGCGAGATAGATCGTCCGAGCTTCGTTCCTGTTAAGGGACGTACCGGTGTTGGCAACAATCGTAGTGCCGATCGGGTAGCTCGTATTCGTGGTGCTGGAGCCGGAGTAAACGAGATCGGAAAAATTCAGCGTGGCGAGTTGTCCGAGGCCAAGGTTGGTTCTCGCCGCAGATGCCGAAGAGGCACCTGTCCCGCCATTGGCGATGGCGAGATCGGTACCAGACCAATTTCCATCGTTGATGCTGGATGCGGTCGCAAGCGATCCGAGACCGAGTGAGGCTCGGGCTGTCGCGCCGCTTTCGGCTACCCACGTCGAACCGTTGCCGACGATGAAATTGCCGTTCGTGACCGCCAGCCCGGCGATGGCATTCAGGCCGGCGTCATAGGCCTGTACGTTGCTGCCAATGGCCAAGCCAAGGTTCGAGCGGGCCGTCGCGGCGTCGGATGCGCCCGTACCGCCGTTCGCTACGGCGAGATCGGTTCCAGACCAGTTCGCATTGTTGACGGAAGACAGGGTTGCAAGGGAACCAAGGCCAAGCGCAGTGCGCGCAGCGGCTGCGGTGGTCGCGCCCGTGCCGCCATTGGCAACAGCAAGCGCCGTTCCAAGGGACAAGGAACCTGCCGTAATCCCGCCTGAACTGCTGACCGATGCCACGGCAGTCGTCCCACCAGCCGCCACGAAATTGAAGGTGTTCCCAACGATGTTGAGTGCACCAGAGGAGACAGAGAAGCCGTACCCCCCGCCCGACGTGTGAAGCGAGATGTGCCGCGACACATCGGAGAGCGTCGTAACAACCGAAGCGCCGAAATTGATGCCTGTGCTGTACGCTTGTGTGCCAGACCAAGTGTTCGCGCCGTTCAAAAGCGGAACGGTCGCGCCCGACGTTCCGGTATTGACGGTAGACGATGTGCCGAGCCCGAGCGTCGTCCGGGCCGTTGCCGCATCGGCATCATCAATCAGCGACCGGCCATAAGTCGTGATGGTCGTTACCGCAGCCGTATCCGTCCCCGTCAGATAGATCATCTGGTTGGCGGACGTGGTGAGACCGGAGATCGACTGCAGAAGCGCATCGTAGGCTTGCACGTTCGTGCCGATCGCCACACCGAGATTTGTCCGAGCAGTAGATGCATTTGTTGCACCAGTACCGCCGGAGGATATCGGCCGAGCGTTGTTCAGATCCTGCGCAATGTCGCCCACAAAAGTGTTGAACATCGTGCTCGAAATCGGCTGGTTCGGCGTTCCGCTGGTACCGGGCGGAAGGGTATAGACACCGGTCGATGGATTGCGTGGCATTCAAGGCCCTCCATAAAGAAAGGCGGCTCCGAAGGAACCACCTCTAAGCTTCTGATTTTCGTTGACGTCTATGGAAGTGTGAACTATAGATTACATATGATCGAAGTTCGCCAAACGGAAGAATTCGCCAGGTGGTTCAAGTCTCTCAGAGACCTGCGCGCCCAACTGAGAATTCAGAAACGCATCGACCGACTTTCATACGGCCTTTTCGGTGATGCAAAATTCTTCAGCGGCATCGGCGAGCTTCGGATCGATCATGGCCCGGGATACCGGGTCTATTTCATCAAGCGAGGCGAAGAGGTCGTCATCCTTCTTTCAGGTGGCGACAAAGGCACTCAGCAGAACGACATCAGGAAAGCCATCGAAATGGCAAAGGAGGTCTGAATGGCTATCGAAACAACACCTTGGGACCCTACCAAAATCCTAACCAGTGACGAGGCTATCCAGGAATATCTCGAAGTTGCCTTCGAGGACGGCGACACTAAGGATATCGCAATCGCACTAGGTCATATCGCCAAGGTCAAAGGCATGTCCCACGTCGCCCGGGAAGCCGGCATCACTCGTGAGGCGCTTTACAAGTCCCTCAGCGAGAAAGGTGATCCGAAGCTCTCCACCCTTCTCGGTGTAATGAAGGCTCTCGGTCTTCAGCTTACCGTAACGCAAGCGCATCGGGCGGCTTAACAAGGGTTGGCGACATGACCGAGACAACGACGAAACCGAAAGAAACTATTGAACTGGTGCCGGACCCTCACAATGTCCCGGTCACATTTTCAAACGTGTTCTTCGGCGGCGGATTGATAAACGGTGTGATCAACTGCACGCTTGGCGTCACTCGGCATAGCCCGACTACCACCAATCAAAGCGCTGTTGACGTTATTGTAGCGGCTCGCCTCCGGCTCGATATTGCTGCCGCAACAGCTCTTCGCGATTTCCTCAGCGCTCAGATTGCTCTGCTCTCCGCTCCGCAAGACAAATCGCAGGCCAATTGATATTTTCATGGGTTGCTCCTATGGTTGCCACCTCAACCTGAGGGGGAACATATGGGCTCGTTTAGCGTCTGGCACTGGATCATCGTGTTGGTGATCATTCTTGGCTTGATTGTCCCGTTCTGGAAGATATTCAAGCGAACCGGCATCCCACCGATCCTGTCCATCTTGGCAATCTTCCCGTTTGTGACCATCATCTTTCTCTGGATTGTCGCCCTGAAGAAATGGCCAAACGATAAATAATGCCACCCACCATCGGGCAAGGCATTTAAGGCCTTCCAAAGCAGAAAAGACGGCTTCGGAGATCTGCTTTATAACAACCGCTCCCAGACGGTTAACCATTCATTCACCAAATGCTCGACTCTTCCTCCGGTTGTGCCATGATCACTGAGGGCTAACCGGGGGAATAAACGTGACATCCATCTCGATTACGCGGCTGAGCGGGGCCGCATTGATGACGCTCGCCTTGGCGAGTTGCACCACCACTTCTCAGGAAAGTTTCAGAAAGAATCCGAAGGGCGTGCCAAAGGTCGACATCTGCCGAACCCTGCTCCAGACACAGGACCCTGTGTTCGCCCAGGAGCTGGTAGCCGAGCTAACCCGCAGGAACGTCAATCCCTACGAATGCCCGAGCATGGTGCAGAAACAGAACCAGGCCGGCGCTGCGCTAGCGGTTATCGCCGTCGGCGGAGCGGCCGTCGCCTATTGCGCCAAGAACAACTGCGGCGGCGGTGGCTACTACAACGCCTACCCCGGCAACTGCTATTCCTACTATGACCGGGCGGCAGATGGCTCGCTTTGCGGATATCGGGCCGCGACCATGCGCCCCGGCGGGTACTAAAAAGGTGGAGCACTAACATGGACATCCCAGTTGTGCTGATTGCACCCGATGGAACTATCACTGATGACCCGGTTTCCGGGTGCCCCTGCATCAGGGTGTCAATTTCGGCTACGGATGACGGGGAAAGCACAGCTTACGAAGTATGGGCGCTGCTCGGCACTGGAGCCGACAATATCTTTGTCGAATTGGCGCTCAATGATGCTGTCGGGTCGCCGGTCAAGCGGTTCGGGCCGGTTTTCAGCGCCACCCAGGTTATTGAACAGGCTATCCATGAGGCTTTCATTTTTGTGAAAGATGGCCCCTCACTGAAGACTGAATACACTGCCCTTTCGCTTCCTTTGCATCAGGGGCGCTACCACATTGTACTGGGTAGGGCGTTCCTACAGGCCTTTGACTTTCGGTTCGATCCAGAAAAACGGGCCTTTTCATTGAGCTACCCGAGCTGAGAACCGGGCATTCATTCAAAGTTGCTCTCTGCATTGTCTTCTCCTATGGTTGCGACGGGCGGCTGGGGGATGCTATGAAATCCAAATTCGTCGTGTTGCTGTTAGCGGCGGCATCACTCTGTGCATGTCAAAAAGATTACTCAGATCGGCTCGCCGAAATCGAGAAGTTCTTTGCTAAAGAGAAGGCCGGAGCCTCTTTTGATTTTTATCTGGTAAAGTCCGGTTTCGCCGGCCCTGACAAAGTCGCAGTTGTCTTCGGCTTCATGGATGATGGCGCCTTCTGCAACGAAATCGCTACAATGTACATGTCGAAGTACCCACTTGACCGCTATTACTGCCAGGCCGCAAACCAGTGAGAAAACCCTGATGCCGGCGCTCTTGGTCCTTGTGGCAGTCGCTTGGTGGTACTTCGGGGACTTGTCCAACCGGGCCGCGAATTGGTTCTATGAGAACGACGCCGCGCCGTGGGAGACAGTAGACGCATTTTACTATCCGAGCCGTCATGATCTTACTAAACACGAGAGCGTTGCGGGCCTCAGCAATGTTCTGGAGTGCCGCAGGGCGGTGTACGACATGGCGGTCAGATATAACGACCAATCTATCCGCCGCGGCGACTATGAATGTGCGGTAGGGCGAACAGGCAAGAGCTTCGGCGGAATCCCGGTTTACCGCCTCACGGTTCAGTGACTATCCGGCGTTTTTATCTACCCCCCCCGCTGTTCCGGGATAAGCTTGCGATCCCATTCGAATTGCACGGATGAGAGCCGCGCCCCGCAAGACAAATCGCATGCCAATTGAACTTAGCATCGTCTTCTCCTATGGTTGCGCTATGCAGATCGATCACGACCCGAAAGAATTGCCGCATCGCGCGTGGAAAATCGTGGCGGTTGTTACCGTCGTGGTGACGATCGCGATCATGATCCCGATCAATTTCGGGATTCGGTGGGTGGTCGAAGGGTTGCCGATCGAGATGGTTGCCCTTTTCTTCGGACTAATGATGGGCGCTTGTGGCGGCTTTTTCCTTGGCCGATGGGACGCGATCCGTCAGTTTCGCACACCTGGCAAAGACGCGTAGCCAGATCGCCCGGCACTCTGCATCAACGCTCTCACGACCGCCTGTCTTTGCTCATCAACCACATTCTGACTGCCGCGCCGAAGCAGCGCCTCGACGATGGCGTCCCTAGCGTCGCCACGGGCAACGCTTAGACGGCCGATATCTTCCGCGACCTGTGAAGCGTTCACCGAAGCATTTTTCTGCATCATCGCGCGAAGCACGGCCCGCGCTCCTCTGGCGGCCGTTCCCGCAATCGTCAAGTCACCCGGGATGTCCTGCGATTTCTCGATATCGTCGAGGAAGGTCGCAAAGCGGCTGCCCATGGCTGTATCCGAGCCACGCGTCACGCGATTTGCAGTGTCGCCAAAGACCGTTTCCCGGTCGATCGCATTGAGCACATTGTCAGCAGGTTCCTGGCCGAACAGCATGCCGAGCTTTTCTCGGTTCCAGTCCCCCTCACCCCTGACGATATTGCGCAGGGCGGTCGTATCGTTCGCTTTGGTGCCGATCGCGCGGTAAACTTCGGCCAAGGCGCTCTGCCTCGCGCGTGTCGGCACTCCGGAAGGACCGATCAACATCCCTTCGGGATTGGCGCCCTCGACGAGGTATCCCATCAGTTCAGCCGGCCGCATTGCGGAAGCCTCATTGTTCAGGATAGGCCGGCCCATCCCCAGGGCGTCTCGCTGCCGTGCCAGTTCGGAATATTGGGCATCAACCTCCTTGATCCGCGGCACCGAAGCCCGCAACCCATCGTCGATCATCTGCCGCGCTTCTGTAAGGGCGGAAATAACCTTTGGGTTCTGCTCCGTATCCAGAATTCCGTCGATTGCCTGTCTCGTTTCGAATGCAATCCGCGGATCGATTGTTACGATATCCTGTCCCTGGACATTGAGCATTCGCCGGACGTTTTGCAGTTCCCGCTGAGCGGGGCCACGCCGACGCATGATTTCGTCGTCGATGGCGTCGGTGATCGGCGTGAAATCATAAGACGAGCGCTCTCGCATGACAGGGCCGTATTCGCGGGCAACCTGAGCCTGGCTCGCCTCAAGGCCGCGGTCAATCTGCGATGGAATGGGATCGGGGCCAAGATTCAATTCCACATCAGCCCGAAGCCGATTGTTCGCAAGCACGGATCGTTCGTTCAGCGGATCGACGATCATACTGCGAGTGCCCGGCCGAGCTGCGGCGCCTCGGGCCACGCCCAGCCAATCCGGCGAGACATCGGCAAGCATCGCCTCGTCGCCCAGATTGCTGATGCGGTCGCGCATCAGCGTTACGCGGTCTGGATCAGCAAGCTCGCGCACGACATAATCGCGGCCGGCGCTGCCCATCTGGGAAAGAGCATCATCGCTTTCACCGAAGAGGCGCTTCATCATCGCCTCGGAGACTTTCCTGACGCCAGCAGCGATGGGCATCATTGCAGCGCCTGTACCGGCGCCTATTGCGCCCTCTGTGAGCCCCTGCTTGAACCTGCCAGAGACACCATCCTCGCCAGCACCGAAGCCCTGCACGAATCCAGTCCCTCCGGCGGATCCCACGGTCGCCGCCGTGCGCGCGCCGAGTGAAGCGCCCCCATTACCAAGCACGTAATTGCCGATAGCGGGCGCGGCCTTGAGTAGCGCGCCGCCGGAACCGACACCACCCGCGATTTTCAGACCAGTGGAGAGGTATGGATGATCGGCATCATACTCCTGGTCCTTGCGGCGCTGGATATCGAGCGCCTGATTATAGCGCTCGCTCCACGTCTCACCGGGAAGCTTTTCATATCCCTGATCTGGTAGGAGGGGATCGATAACCGGCGCCAGCGTCGCGTTTGTCGCGGCATTCAATTCGTCGAGATAGGAGCCGACGCCGAGCACGCCACGGCCTATAGCGCGAGCGGCCCCACCAAAACCGCCAGAACGATCCGGTGCGTTGCTGTTCCGGGATGCAAGCTGGGCAGCAATCTCGTTGACCGTAGCCTCTTGCTGCTCCGGAGAGAGCGTGCGGAAGCTATCATCGACTTTCACCTTCACGCCATTGACGGTAAGCGTTGCCATTATTCGATGCTCCACTGCACGCCGGTGTTGGTCTTGAAGCCTTCATTCGGCGTCGAGCCTTCAGGGATCTTGTAGTCCTCAAGCGGGTTCCTGAGTTCGCGGATGCGTTTCCGGCCTTCGGCAGGCGTAATACTCCGATCGGCCACCGCATCGGCAATCTCGCCCATTTGCACCTCGTATTCGGCAATGCCGCGAAGCGTCTGAAAAATGAGCTGATTGCCGCCGGGCTGGTTCAGCACGCGAGGCAACGAGGCGCGGAACATCTTGATATCAGAATCAGACATCGGGCCAGTGCCGGGAGCACGCTGCTCCGGAACCATGCGCTCGATCAACGCCGATGCTGCCTGGATATCGCTTGTGCCTTCCCCGATCGCTACGCCCCAATCCCCCGCAAGCTTCTTGAAGCCGCCTTCGATGCCCTGCGGTACGTTGGCAAAAAGGCCTTCAAGCCTGTTAATTTGTCCCAACTTACCGCGAGCCTGAACGCCCCCGTCGGATAAGCTGGCGAACATCTCGGCATTCTTCTTGTCGAGGTTTTCGTAGAACTTATCGGTTTCCCCGATGTTGTTGTTTACCGTGGTCGCGCCGGCTTTGCGCTGCGCCTGCTCCCATTCGAGCGGGCCGAGCGGTGTGCGGCCGTTCTTGATCTCGAAGTCCCGGTAATATTGATAGTCCTGCTGGTTGGTGGTCGGCTTCACTTGATCCGGATATTCCGCGATTACTTGACCAGTCTGATTATCGATCAGGCGGCCGTTAACAGTTGTCGTTTCACGCTTGATGGGAGCGCTCACCTCACGCTGCAGCTTTTGCATCTGGAGTTGCCGCAGCGGATCGGCTTCCTGCATTCTCTGCTCGATCATCATATTGACAAGTGCCCGGTCCTGCTCGGTAACGTCCGGGCTTGTGGCCATCTGATAGAGCTGCGGAAGCGACGGTCCGGCGGAAGGTGGCGGAGGCGCCGGCGGGAAATACCCGTTGCCAGCGACCTGCTGGGGAGGCACCCCGGCAATCGCCGGCGGTGCTCCAACTTCTCGACCGGGCGGCAGCGGCGGCATTTCTGTTCCAGGCGCGACTTTACCGGCCATCGCATTGCCGACTGTGGTGACGGCTGGCGAAAACTGCAGCGGCTTCTGAGGGGCCGCGGCCAGCGCGTTTGCGACCGCCTCCCTGCCACCGGCCACCGGTGCACCGGCTGCGACTGGATCGTAATTTGGCGCGGAAACCATCGGATCGACATAACCGGAACCGGGAGCCTGTGCCTCGATCGCCGCAGCGGCCGGCGGCATGCCTACTGAAGGATCGAGGCTCGCAACTTCATTACCTTGGAACTGCGACAGATAAGCGTTGGCATAGCTCAGTCTGCGCCCCGCTTCTCCCCCGGGCCGATCGTAACCCGCGAATTTCCACGCGCCGTTCATAAGGCTCTGGGCTTCTTCCGGCGACTTGGCCGCGTTCAGCCTGGCAACAAGGTTCGGGTCTTCACGAAGGAAGAATTCCGCTTGCGTTGTGGGCGATCCGTTGCCCTGTTCACCCTTGGATGCGGCGTAGGCCTGAAGATTGCGCAGCCGATCAGCACGCCAGGACATCACGCCCCCGGCCGTTCCCGCCTGTCCGCTTTCGGATGGGTCGCTCCACGAGCCGCTGGCATTCTTGGGCGACCATCCGCTTTCCGCCTTCCCCGTCGCGGCCACAGCGGCTAGGCCATAGGGGTTCGTGATTGCCAGCGTTGTACCATCGTCAAGCTTCACGCCGCTCTTCACGGTGTCGATAAAGGGCGAGAACGTTGGACCGTTACTGCCCACATCCGCAGCCGGGTCTGTCGCGGCAATTTCTCCGGCTACCGCGGAGTCCGGAATGGCCGCCGACGCAGAGGCATTCGGATCGACCAAGGAGGGCGAGCCAGAGCTGAATAGCGGGGCCATGATCGCATCCCGGCGATCCTTTGCCGCGGCCTCACCCTTACCCAGCCGGCTCATCTGGGCGCGATATGCGATAGCGTTGCCGATCGCCGCAAGCCCCTCGCCGACGTTCTTGGGAGCGCCGAGACCACGGGCGGCTACGGCTTCGAGCACTCTGCGCCGCTGAGCAAGCTGCTCCTGCGTCAGGCCCGTATCTCCACCGAACAGGAAAGATGGAACAGCCATCAATAAAGCCCTCCGCCGAGCCCGAACATATTTTTGAAACCCTGGACCGCCGATATCGAGCCGCCGCCTGGTGCGGCCGGGAAAGCCGCCTGTTGCTGCTGCTGTCGGGCCATCAGGGCGCTTGCCACGGCCTGCATGCCGCTTCCCATATCGGTCGGCATGCTGCCGGCGAGTTGCACCTGACGCTGGCGCATGCGCTCCCTCGCCTGTTCAGGCGTCTCACGAGTGGGGATATTGAACGACTGCATTAGGCGGCCTCCCCGAGACGGAACAGCTTGCCGTAATCGACGTGCTTGACCCCGCCGATCTCGCGCACTGCCTCCGGATGATCCTCTTCGACTTCCTGCGCCATAACGCCGAGTTGCATCGGTCCGCCGCCCTTGTATCTGAAGCGATAGACATTCTGTCCATCGACCTCGCCGACTTTGTGAATGTCTTCCTTGACGCGCTCGTCCGATGCCATGATGCCGGCAGCACCGAGTCCGAACAAACCACCGAGCAGGCTATTCGACTGCGCCAACTGGCTGTTGTAGGCTCCCATCTGGTTTGCATAATTCTGCTGGACCAGACCGGCGTAATCGACCGTGGGCATCTGCACACCCTGCGTCGGGACAAAGTTCGGGTTCTGCACCTGAGCGCCGCCCATGAGGCCGATGATCTCGTTGATCGGCTGGTTTCTCAGCGCGAACTGCTCGTTGATGTATTGTGACCGAGCCTGGTTCTGCGCGTCAATCATCGCCTGCTGCGCGTTGAAGTTTTGGTCCTGCAGGGCATTGTTGCCAGCCGTCGCGGTATTCTGGTTCTGATACATCTGCTGCGCCGCCTGATTGCCGAACGCGGCATTGTTCGCCGCCTGGGTATAGGCCTGTTGCTGCGCCTGATTTCCGAACTGAGCCTGCGCCTGGTTCTGGGCGAATTGCTGCTGCTGCGCTTGATTCCCGAAGGAGGCATTATTGGCGTTCTGCACATACTGCTGCGCCTGGGCGGAGTTCGCGAACTGACCGGAGGCGAGAGCCTGCTGATAGGCCTGCTGCTGGGCCGAATTCTGGAAAACGGCCTGATTTTGTGCAAGGCCGGCAAGCCGCGACTGCTCCTGCCCGGCATTGAGGATGGCGCCGAGCCTCGCATCGTTCGTCTGGCGGCTGAAATCGTCCATCGCCGAGTTATAGGCGGCCGAGCCGATCTGAATGCCCTGGTTCGCTAGTCGCGTTTCCAGCGCCGCTCGATCCTGATCAAGTGACGGCTGCATACGCTGCATAAGCGCGTCCTGCACCTGCTGGACATTCGCCGCGTAATCCGTGCCATAGGTCTTCGTGATGTCTCCAGCGTCTCCGAGCGAGGTCTGAATATTTCCGGCATTGGCGATACTATTGGTGATATCCCCCGCGGGTGCGATCGAGTTCTGGATCTGCCCAGTATTGCCGATTTGCGTCTGAAGCTGCGGGCCGCTCGCAAACTGCTGATAATTCGGCATCGTCAGCTTGGACGGATCACCTGCTGCAGGAGCCCCGCCCAGCGAAAACGGAGTGGAGAGCAGATTATTCAGCTTTCCGGACTGATCCGTCGCAAGCGTCGCCAGATTGAGGTTCGTCTGGTTGTTCTGATCGAGGATCTTCTGCTGCTCGGGAGAAAGTGCCTGAGTGGCGGTCCAGGTAGGCAAATCGTAGGACTTGCCGCTCGTCGGGTCGGTCCACTTGTAGGTGCCTGTCTGGTTATAGGTCAGGCTGCCATAGGGCGTCTGCTGATTGACGTTCCCGAGAACCTGGTTGGCCACAGCCGTGGACACGTTGGTCCCGGTTTGCGCCGCGGCGGTTTCCTGCGGATCTGGCGGTTCAGGAGCCTTGGGCTTTCCCATATTCAACCTCTGTGAAATTTGCCGCCGCGCCAAGCGTCGTCGGTCAGCGTGAAAATCCACTCGTCCTCATTCCGGCCACGCAGGCGCGGGATGAGGTATCTTTGAAATCCGTAGCGTCGGAAAATCCGTTGGGTGTGCACGTTGTCTTCGGATATGCGCGCAACCACCAATTGGCATCCAATATCATCGAATGCATATCTGAAGATGCGATCGAGTACGGTCGGGCGAAGCCAGCGAGGGCTGTCGGCGGCGGCCGATATCTCGATTACCTGCGACTCCGGGTTCCAGTTGTGGAAGACAATGGCGCCAAGCACCGCACCGTCTTCGAAGACGCCCATCGTTTTGCAGTGTCCGAAGCCTCGGCCGCTATTGCCGATGCGCTCGTCCACATATTCGACCATGGCGGCATGCAGCTCCGGATTGAGCGCGCTGCCGCCCCACATGATCTCGATCATACGACCAGTTGGCCCTGCTCGAAGGTGATGTCGATCCCGACCAGTTCGGCATCGGGAAGGTTCGGGCCGTCGCACGTGACCTGTATCTGAGGCGCAATCGCGAAACCGCCGAGGCCGATCGAGCTCCACTTCGCTTTCACCATCTTGATTCCGAGTGCATCGTCCCAGACGGACACGTCCCAGAGGCCAACATCCCAAAGGCCAGGGACCGTCGAAGACGCGCCTGTATTTGGAGGAGTTGGCAGGTCGATCTGGTAGTCCGTCGAAACGCTCAGCAGGGCATCGAACGATTGGCTGGCGAGAAACACGGTTCGACCCATATGGACCTGTTTCTGGTAGCCGAGAGTTCCAAAGGGATCGAAACTCAAGACCACGGTCGCGACATAGGTCTCGCCGTCATCGGTGCCACCAAGCTCGCATTGCATGATCCGGCCATCGGAAGTCCCGAAATGCGCCCAGTCATCGAAAACAGCCAGGCAACGGGTATCCCAGCCGGTGTATTTCGCCCAAGCACCGGTCTGCAGGTTCGCGACGAAGCAATACGGGTCCTGCAAATCAGTCGCCGGCAGCGTGACAATCATCATGCCCTTTGATGGCCACTTCTCCATCTCCCAAGGTAGCGCGCGGCGCGCGATGACTTCCTTGCGCCATTCTGGCTCGATCGCCCTGGTGACCGCGGACAGGCTCAACGCAGCCGGGTCTTTGGTCGTGGCAGCAGAGAGAGGAACGATCCCCTCTTCGGTAATGATGAGCAGGTCACCGCCGACAGAGCAGAAGCCGTTCTTGCCGATCGGCTTGGAAATGTCGTAGCGGCCGACAAGCGTCCAATCCGTCAAGGTGCCCGGATCCGCACCCTGATAGATCGCCACCTCCCCCTCGGTTGTCACGAACACGCATTTGTCGTCCATACCGTCGCCGGCATCGGTGGACCATGTCGCTCCGAAAAGCAGGGACCCGCCACGCTGGAAAATGCCAGCCAGGGGCAGCTTCGTCAGCGTCCCGCCAATCGAGTTGATGGCGAGATACCATGCGTCCATTGTGCCGGTCTGCGTGAAGAAAAGCCGGTTCCGGTGCTTCCATACCGAATTGAGGCCGGTGGCGCCCGTCAGTGTCGGTGTCGAGCTTCCGTTCATCGCCTGCCATGTCGTTCCGTCGAAGGTGCGCGGGTCGTCTGCTCCGTTGACCGCGTAGAGGAAAACCGCGCCGCTGGCATTCGTCATGTGGGTGGTCGAGAAATGGCCGCTGGTGAGGCCGGATATGGCCGGAGCCGGCGGTACCGTCGGATCAGCGACGCTTGTCACGTCAAAAAGCTGGGTAGCGCTCGTCGCAAAGAGCTTCTTGATTGTGCCGGCCTGATAACTGAAGAGGCTGGCAACTGGTCCCGTACCGATCGTCGCACGCCGTCTGGACCCACCACGAAGACGGATGCCACGTTGTGTCGGGAACCAGTTCTCCAGCATCGTCGCGCTGCCGGGCGCGGTCATCATCAGGTTTTCATTGACCACCCATCCGCGCGTCGGCGCCGGGAAAGTCTTCGGCTGCAACTGCTGTCTTGCCGGTCCAGGAACCGCTACGCGGCGAAAACCCTGCCTCATGGCGTAATCACCCACGGATATGCGATGGCTTCCGCGCCAACCCGCTGGCGGCCGACGGCGATTGATGTGGAGCCCTTGTCCGCACCGATCCGCTCCGACAGGGCATCCTCGAAATTCGAAAGGTCCTCGGCGTACTGTTGGCCCTTGTTCGCCTTCCATTGCCAGATGATGCCGAGCTTCAGAATACGCTCATCGAGGACATACGAATCCTCATCGGCATCGAAAGTAGTTTTCAGCGTGCCATCCGTCGCCTTGACGATGGTGTTCCTCAGATAGAAGAATTTTACCGTGGCGGCGCTGTTCACCACCGGCCGGATCATGATCTGATCGCCCAGGATCGTCCAACCGCCAACGATCTGCTGGAAATTCTGAACCTGCATCCCCAGCCATTGGTCGCTGTCCGGGTAATGCGTGAGCGTGGCATATGGCGAACTGGACGGCCAAAGGCGGGCCTTCTTGAGCATGCGACGATAGTCCGCCGGCAGATCGAAACCCTCGGCGATGCCGTCCCCGGTGAGCGTGGCCAGCTTCTTGAGCGCTGACCAATCATAACTGATGTCGAAGGCGATCCTCTCCGCCATCTCATTCGCAAGCGCGGCAAGTTCGATATTCGTGCGGTCCGTCGAAGCCATAACGGCAGTCGGGACGCGCAGGCCGATGACCGGCGCCACCTGCTGGAAAACGGAGAGGATCGTCATGATCAATTGCCTTCGTTCTTCTTCGCCAATTCGGCGTTGATCTCGTCGGCCATGCGAACCAACGTGGCATGGTTCGGATTGCCCTTCGGACGGGAGCCCTGTGCGTCGGCAATCCAGTTCTTCAGGTCCTCGTCGTCCCATTCAGAGAACGGTGATGTGGAACCATCGGTGCCGTCCTCGTCCATGGCAGCGTCTTCGGATGCATCGGGCTGTTCGTCCTCAATCTCGGTCCGCTTCGCCTTGGATGGCTTCGACTTGCTGAATTCCGAGAACTGCGTCTGAAGATCGGCAAGCTGCTGGCGAAGATCCTCGTTTTCGGCCGCGAGCCGTGTTTCGACCGCGGAACCTTCCGCCTTTGCCAGGTAGGCCTGCGCTTGCGTTTTCATTTCCCGGCCGCCGATGCCGAGCGTCTTCAGCGGTGTGCCGTCGAGAGCGGCGAGCGCTTCCACCGTATGGATGTTCAGGGCTTTCAGCTCGTAACGCTTCGCCTGAGTGAGGAACGGTGCCTCGCTGAGCGGCGTCCCCGACTGCACCTGTGCCTCGTTGGCCTTGAATTTTTGATAGATATCGGGCCAGCGCATCGCATAGGTCACGGGCTCGCGGGAGCCGTCCGGCTTGTCTTCCCACTTCCAGACTTCGTGCGCAGGAAAGACGCCGACTGTCTGCTTGTTGCCGGCCATCCGGATTTCAACGATTTCGAGGTCATCGAACTGCGGCCGTCCCTTGTCGCGGGAGCGGGCTTCGTTCTGCACGGTATGAATTTTGAACACCGGCACAACGAGGTTTTCATTCGGGTTCATGGCTTTGATCCTGTCTGAGAGGTTGCAAGAAAAAGCGGGGCCGAATGACCCCGCTCTCACTGTTCAGTTTTTGACGATCAGATGGCCGTCTTCTGGAACCAGGCCGCGGCACCGGAAGGAACGCCGCCGGTACGCGTCGGGGCCGTCCAGTCACCGGCACCGGTCGCCATGGTCATGTCCGGCTCGGTCAGGACACAGACGGCCGCGGATGCGATGTTTTCGGATGCCTCGGCCAGGATGTATTCGTGACCATCGTCGGCGACGAACTTGGTGCCAAGCGCCTGCTTGACCGGCGGGTCCGTCGCCAGGGCGACGTTGTTGAGCCCGAGACCGGGCAAGGACGGAGTGATAAAGCGCGTAGCCATGTCATGACCTCCTTACGCAGCCGGGTTGGAGTCGATCAGCTTCCACTGGAACAGCGGATTAGCCATGGTGAGCTCGCCCATGAAGCCGATGTACTGGACGACGGCGTCCTGGTTGATCGGCATCATCGAGCGGCCGATCTTGTTGAAGTTGCGTTCCGGATGGTACCGGACGCGCAACGTGGCAGTGTCGATGCCGTAGGTGGTATTCGCCGGCATATTCGAGCCGATGCCACCTTCCTGCACGATGGTCGCCTGACGGCCGGCGCCGTAATACTTCAGCGTTTGGAAGCCGAGCTTGCCGAGAGCGGTCTCGTCATTGATGCGCTGGATCGCGACAGTAGCCGCGTCATAGGCCGCATAATGCTCCGGAGACATGAGCAGGAGATTGGCGCCGCGCTTGCCGCGGGACCGCTGCGTCATGATGTTGTTGAGCATCGGGCGGATCGTGACCGACGTCACCTGCGTGCCAATCGCCGGGAAAGACGACTGTGCATCGAAGGTGGACGTGCGCCACAATGCGAAGTCGGTGCGGCTGATACCGCCATAGGTCCCGGAGTTGGTGATGGTTGGGATCGCCAGCTTGAGACCGCCGAGCTCCTTGCCTCCGAAGCCGGTACCGTCGCCATGAAGCGACGCATCGACCACGTCCTCAAGCTCGTTTTCGGCCGCGTCGATGTGCGATTCCATCACATCGAGAAGCTGATTGGAGCCGGAGTTCTTGAGTATCTCCTCGTTCGACAGAACGACGGCAACGGCGCACATTTTCGGAGTGAAGACGGCGTCGTTGAAGAGTTCGGCCGGGACCGGGCTGAGGAAGTCGTATCCATTGTACCAGACACCGGAGCCGGTCTTGTTGTACAGAAGACGCTCGCGGATATCCGGACCCGAGAACGGCTTCCAGTTATCATCAGTGCGGAGCTGCGCGAGCAGCGAGTTCGAATTGGACACCAGGTCCTGGTAGCCGGAGGAGCGCTCCTCCAGCGCGAGAGACAGCACTTCCTGGTACTGCTCGATAGGATTCATAGAGGCCATCTGGCCCTCCTTTTAAAGGTTACCCCATCACCTGCTCTTGGGCACGCTTCAGGGATTCACGAATGGAAGATGACGGCTTGCCTTTCTTGACGGGGTCTGAGCCCGAGGAAGGTGCGCCAGCGACGGATTTCGAGCCTTTGAGGGTCTGAGCCTGCAGGTCGTCGGTATTGCCGAGGCCAAGATCGGCGCGAGCGGGGCTCGTGGTCTTGGCGCCGGTATTAGCTGCGGAGCCGGGGTTGAGCCGGTCCGCCATGGAATATGCCTCGTTGAGATCAGCGGCCATGCCGCTGGTGATCAACTTGGCGATGCTCTCGCTCAACTCGTCGAAGCGCTCATGCGTCTCGGCAAACTTCGCGATATCGGTCATCAGCGCCGAATTGCGCTGGTCCTGAATGGTGGTGGTGACGCCGCCGATCTGCTGCTTCAATCCGGCTATTTCCTGTCGGAGAGCGGCTACCGTCGCGTCATTCTGTGCCTGGACCTGATTGGCGGGGCGGCCGGTCACATAGGCGGCATAGGCCTGCGGCGTCAGGCCTGCATATTGCAGCACTTCGGCAACGGCCTGGGCCTTGATATTCCCATCGGCGCTCGCCAGCCGGCGTTCCAGACCGGTATAGCGGCTAAGCGCGTCCTTCACTGACGTGCCGTGTTTCTGCGCCAGGTCGTGGTATTCACGGATTTCGCCAAAGGCTTCGGCATCGGCCTTGTATTTCTGGTGCCCCTGCTCCAGCTCGCGGATCGCGCGGTGGACTTCGGCCTTGACCGGCTCGGGTGCTGTCTCCCATGCGGCTTTTGCATCGGGCGAGAACCGATCGGGAGCGGTGAATTTCGTTGCAGCGGGCGTCTGCGCCATCGGCTGCTGCGTCTGCGCCTGTGGGGCTGATTGCTGGGCCGGGGTCTTCTGCTGGGCGGCCTGGGCCTCCTGTGCGGGCTTTTCGGCCGATTTGGCCTCTGCCTTCGGCTCTACCTGCTTCGGCGTGTCCTTGCCTTTGTCCGCCTCGCTCGAAGCCTTCACCTTCGCCGCTGCCTTTTCCAGAGCTTCGCGCGTCGATACCGGCTTCTTCGGTTCCTCAGCCTTCTCCTGCGGCTTGGTGCTGATAGGATTCGGCGTCTCTACGACCTGCTCTTCCGCAGGTGTCGTGTTGGCGACCTGGCTGGCCTGCTCGGTGGAAGCGGGCGCAGAAGGAGTATCCGCGGCAGCAGGCGCTGCTCCGTCTGAAAAGTCGGTCATGTCGGTTTTTCCTGTTTGAGAGGATACGTGGTTATGCGTTCAGATTGATCCGCTCGCCGCGGTCATATCGGGCCTTCGCTTTTTCGAGCGAGTCTCGGATGGCCTTCCGGTCGGGCTTTTGCTTTTCACGGGGCTTCAAGCGAGCCGGGTCGTTACCGACCTCGATGTATCGCATCCCTTCCCTGTTCCCGCTCGGAAGGTAGGTAGCTCGCAGCGCCGATTTGCTCGTGTAGAATTTGCCGTCGACCATGGACTGTACCGGGTCCATCGTGTCGCTGATCACGCCGGGAACGGGCAGATCAGACGCCGCGAGATTTCGTTCAGGCATGCAGTTGTGCGGCCATGCTTCGATGTCGTGCCAACCGCCGCAGACACGGCAGAAACGCTGTCTCATCAGGCACCCCACGCAAAGATGATGAAAGCGACCAACGCCGTCACGAACGCGGCGTAAGCTGAATAGATCGACAGGCGATAAGAGGCAGGCTCAGGGCCGCAGAACTGAGACACGGTCGCAAGGAAGGCGGCGAAGATTGCCGCCTTCCGCGAGACCTCACCGCCGAACACGATGATCGAGACGAGGAATATCGCCGCGAAGGCAGTGGCCGATATTGCGAACATCAGATCACGCATTCATGCCTCCGTTGACCGTCACCGGTATGGTGGCCGCAGCTACCTGGTTCTCGTTCTTCAGTTGCTGCCCCTGAACCTGACCGCCGATCTTCGCGATTTCGAGCTTTAGCTTCTCGATCTCAAGCATGCCCTTTTGCATGTCCTGGGCGTGCCTCTGCCGATCGCGCTCGATCTCAGATTTGATTTCCTCGAGCCTGATAGCGTGTTCTGCCTGCTTCGACTGAAGCTCCATCGAAAAGAGCTGCCCCTTGTTCTGCGCTTCCTGCTGAGAAGCCTGAGCCTTTAACTGAAGCTCCTGCATCCGGCCCTTCGCTTCCTCCTGCCTGATCTGCATTTCGCCCTTGATACGATCCTGTTCCGGGTTCTGCTGGGGCTGGCCTGCCTTCTGCTGAAGCTGCTGCACGAACTCATCGACAGCACCGTCGAGTTCCCGGCCAGCGCGATATGGAGCGATGGCGAACTTCAGGAGCTGACCGGCGAAACCAGCGGATGCGGGATCAGCCGACACGAGCGCTGATAGCTGCTGCATCATTGTGCCGAGCGCCGTCATGAATTCCGCCCGGTTCTGTTTCTCCGCGTTCTCGTCCGGCTGGATCGTTGAATCAGTCTCGATATCGAGCACGAATGGCCGCGTCCGCTCGTTGCGCAGCAAGCCCATGATCTTCTCCACGGTGATCGTGGCATCAATCTTCTGCAACTGTGCCTGCGCCTGCTGAAGGCCTTGCTGCGCTTGCTGGATCAGCTGCTGGGCTTGCTGCGGGTTTTGCTGGATGAGCGCCTTTGTCTCCGGATTTGTTTGCGCGTCCTTCAACTCGCGCTCGATCTGGCGCATCTGCTGCTCGATCGGCTGCTTCTGCTTCCGAACATCCGCATCCGTTGGGATTTCCATCTGCGACATTGCCAGCAGCGTCTTCGCCTGAAAATTCTCGGCGATGATCTCCGCCATGATGCGCACGGTATCTCGTGCAATCCTGACAAGCTCGTCCTGCCGATCCCGCACACGCACCGAGCCGTACTGGCTTTTGAGCTGCTGGGCGCCCAACGTTTCGTTTGGATCGCTGGCGCCGCGCATGATGTCGGAAAGACCGGTGATCTGGTAGACGTCATCGATCAACTGCCGGCGCATGTTGATCAATTGCACGATTGTACTAATGACCTGGTCGAGCGGCAGCCAGACGATTGCGTCTTTAGCCGAACCGCTTCCGAACATCGCCCAGTTGCTGACCGGAATTAGCACCTGCCGGTCATCGACGGTCTTCAGTGCGATTTCGACCGCCTCGCCGATCTCGCCGGCTCCGGCCGGATAGAAGCCCCTGACTTTCACCGATTCCGAAAGCGAAGATATGCGGCGGGTGAGCTCGTTGATCTCTTCGAGCTGGTCCTTGTAGAACACGTAATCCGGGACCGGGATCAGCGAGCGGCGCTGCGTCGTACCGAATGCAGGCTTCGGGCACGGGAAGAAGCCGTCGAGCTTCAGGTGCGGCTTGTCGCTGTCGAGCAGAACGTCAACGCCCTCTGTGACCCAGAAGACCTTATTCTGCGACTTGCACCATATCTCCCATACACCGGCCTTGGTGCGTTTCGTGGCTGCACCATTATCGCGGTCGTCTTTCCGGACCTCGAACGCAGCCTCTTTGTAGGCCTCCCCGGAATAGCGAAGGAAACGCTTGCGCATCTCCCGCTTCGTCATCCATGAGCGCTTCGCGACCCAATCGACCTCTTTCCACTTCCGGGCCGGTTCGTGCAGGAAATCCTTGCGGTCGGCATGCTCGATACACACGCGCTCGTAAAGCGTATCGCTTTCGGATCTGCTCTCGTACCGGCACCAGATCACGCCGCGGGCATTGATTGCCAGGTCGTCGCGAACGAGGCGCATCACGCCGTCAATGTCTTCGGTCTCAAAGCCTACGACGGCGGTGCGTTCAAGCAATTCCGATGTGAGCTGGGCCAGTGGCCGACGATCCTTGAACCGTGGCGTGACGACCGGCACCGGCGGGCGAGAATAGATCGACGGGCCGAGAACCTGAATGTTCGCCCAGAAGAGCTGAAATTCACGGTCGCGGGTGCTGCTCGATAGCCGTTCCAGATCGGCATAGAGCTTGTCGATCTTATCGCACTTCTCCTGATAGGTCTTGAACGCCTTCTCCGCCTCGTCGATCGCATTCAGCCACCAACTGGACGGAGCCCTGGCATCGCCGACAACCTCTTCGGTGCCGTCGATCGGTTCGGCCTCATCGTTCATAGAGAAATCCTCTTACCAGTGGTCGGCATCGGCGGGGGCGGAAGCGGGATCTGCCCCGGCTTAGGAACATTCTTCGGTGTTTCTGGAGCCTTCGGAGGCTGGATGCCGCAGTTCACCGCGAATTCGCCGAAAGCATCGGCGCCATGGCTATTCTCATCGTGCAGCGGTCCCATGTAGGTGCCGAGCGCATCATTCTTCTTGCGCGAATACCGGCGTAGTCTCGACAGGCCGAGCATCACCCTGGGCGACCGGTGGAACCGAACCATCGGCAGAAGCCGGCGGCTGGCGTTCACCCTATCCTCCGGGTTCATCGCCGCACCGCGATGGATCGTATCGAGCTTCACACCGAGCGAGACGAGCGTTTCTATTCTCGACTTCCCGCCCCCGCCCCATTCACGATTTCCAACGTCATGCGGGAAGAAATGCCGCTGATATGCGAACTTCTCATCCCGCCCCAGTTCGATCAGAGCAGCAACTCGGTCTTGCAGATCCTTGGTATATTCCGGCAAAGCTTCGGCCAGGCACTCATCGGCGCCAAAGCCGCTCGCCTCGTAATAGTCGATGACATACGGAATGCCGTCGATCACCTGCCAGAACCAGATCGCCGTGTAGTCGTCGATACCGATGTCCCACGAGGTGAACACGGGATGGTTCGGATTGAAGGGAAACCAGCCGACACGGTTCTCGCGCTCGGCAGCGGCGATATGGCGGGCGTAATAGGCCCCCTCGCTGATCTTCTCGTATCCGCCGCCCCAGACGTGTTCAGCCATCTCGGGATCGGCCGCATAGTCCGAGTCCTTCTCATCAACGAGGACCTGGGGAAACCACGGATTGTCGAACCAGTTGACCTCGACCACGATGGCATTTGCCGGTCGATTTCCGCCGAAGAAGAACTTATCGACTGCGTCCGTCTCGTATCGGGTGTTCCACGAAAACCAGATCTCCGATCCTTCCTTACGGATCGTCGGGCGCAGCATCCGCAACGACCGCTCGGAGAAGGTCTGCGCCTCTTCTACCCAGGCGATGTCGAAATCCTCAAGGGATTTGATATTCTCCGCGTTGTAGGACTGCATGCCCTTGAACACGATCAGCGAGCCTGCGGCCGGCGTGTCAGCCTTTCCGCGGATCTCGCTTTCGAGGATATCGAAGGCCCAGCCGAGCCCAAGCTTCGCAATCTTGTCAGTGATGAGCTGCTTCACCGATTCCTTGAGGCTGTTCTGAACCTCGCGGATACACACGACACGCGTTTTCTTCTCATAGCAGCGGAGGACCGCGCGCTCTGCGAAGAAATGCGACTTCGCGCCGCCTCGCCCTCCCCTCGCCGCCTTGTATCGCGCCGGCCTCAACAGGGGCTGGAGCTTGCGCGGAACCTCAACCCTTAGGGTCGACAATGACGTTCTCTATCCGCGTCACCAGCGGGTTTTCCGGGTCGCCCGCCAATTCCTTCTTGTCGACCAGGCCCAAATCACGAGCGATGATGTTCGCATTCAGCAGGTCCGCTGCCGCCCCTGCGAACTTCTGCGAATAGATGACGCTTTCGGCCCGGGTGATGACTTCACCTAAATCGGCGCGCGATGTCCGCCATTCCGTCCACTGCTTGACGCTGATATCGATGAACAAACACATGCCCTGGAGCGTCATGGCCCGCATTTTGGCAACCGGCTCATGCGAGGCTAGCCCTTGGAAGGTGACGAGCTTGTCCTCGTAGAGCGGGTTTTGATCGACCCACTCGAAATACTGACAGCACGCGTCCCAAAGATCGGCGGCTTTCGTGAATTTCGGCTTTACGCCATGCGAGGACCGCGCCTCCCAAAAGCGGTTGCCTGGAAGAAACCGACCCGAGTTTTCGTCGCGATCTGCCATTCTCTCACCTACGCCCGTCTGAGGGGCCGCTCTGAGCTGCCACATTTGCAACGTTCGGCGCTACCGCCATGCAGATAGGCCAGCGGTCCGTGAAAACTGAAACTGGACCGGCGCGAGCCTGCACCGGAAAATAGAGAGTGTGTGTTCTTCGCGACAACCATTCGCGGGTACGCTCTTCCTATACGGATAGAAAGGAGGTGGTTGGCATAGAACAGGCAATCATGTGGCTGACACTTCTCGCTCTGCTGCTCGATATCATCGAGCGCATCGAAGCACGGGCCAGAATGTAAAAGGCCGCCCGGTGACAAATCGGACGACCCTCATACTTTTCAATGCGGTTTCTGCACTTTCCAATTGCAAGAAGTGCAGTTTCTGCTATCTTCAAATCACCGAAGCAATCCCGCTTCGGGAGGACTGGAGGATCCCATGAGCATCAAGCTCACCTTCCAAGTCCGGTTCGGCCGGTGGAGACTGACAATCTCCATTAGCCGGTAACTGGGGGCCGGAGAGAGCCACTAACTCTCTCCGGTTCCCAAGATACCAAATCGACGGAGCCACCGCAATGACGCCTGAATACCTGATCAGCATCCGCAAAGCGTTAGGGTTTACGCAAGATGAAATGTCCGGATGGATCGGACTGAGCAAGCGCGCCTACAGCGACCTCGAAACAGGCAAGACACCGGTCCGAGGAATTCACGTTCACGCGGCTGAGCGGGTAGCACTCGCCGTCGCAGTCCAGTCGAATGACCCGATGATGGCTCCGGCCAGCGTTCGCAAGGAAGCGATCGAGCTCGCCAGGATGATCACGGGTTAGTCTTGCCTCTAGCCTTCCTCACGGTGGGCGGTAGGGTTAGATGCCCTTGACGCCGGAAAACAGGCCCGCGATGAAAATGCCCAGCACCGCGATAGCGATTAAAGTCTCAACGTTGCTCATGATCTGCCTATGCGGCTTAGATACTGTGCGCCGGGCGCCAAATTTCCCGGGTTCTCTACGCCCATGCGGGGAGGACGGCCTTGGCTGATTACCGTGTCTCGCACACTCCACATGACCGCCTGGCTATGCCGTCCGCCGCAGAGCGGGATGTTCATCAGGTTCCGGCCACGCATATTGGCGCAACTTTCCGCTCATCGAACCGAAGTTGAACTTTGGATACATTTCCCCCTTGTGCTGAAAGCGCTGTTTCAGCAGGCGGGACCGGCAACGGCTCATCGCGAAGACTGAGGCGTGCAAATCAATCTGTCATCCCGAAGCAATATCTAAACCGCGATCCGAAATTTATCAAGGGATTCATCAGACTGAAGACCGTCCAGTTGTGCGATGATCCCCAGAACTCTGGACTTGGCACCGTCCCCGAGGGACGCGATGCACCGATCGGCATGGCTGCGAAGAGATTCCGTCCGGCTTCGTCCCTTCGGCAGGAGCCGCCCAAGATCGGCATAAAGATGCTGAGACCGCTTATGCCGCGCGTGCTCGAGCGCGCACATCCGATCATATCGATACTGCAGTTCCTTCTTGAACATCTCGACCATCAGCGGGCGGATGTCCTCTTCCTGGAACTCGACTGGACCGGCGCTTTCGCTGATGCGGATCACGCATGATACGCCGTCAATCTTTCGGAGTCGTTCGAATCCAAGACGGGGGTCACGGCGAATGAAGGCATAGCCGACCAACAGCGGGTAGCGGCGCTCGACAAGCTTCCGGCTCCTGTGCTTGCGGATCTCACTCCAGAAGGCCGGCATGTAGACGTCGATGCCAGCCTCGCGCAGATTGCGCTCGACGATGCTTTCGCCTCGGCGGTGTTCGCGCTCTGCCGACTGCTCTTCCGTCTCATCCTTCGGCGGTTCGATCGCAGCTGCCATCTTCTGCATTCCGGGGGTGACGCGGACGGCATACCACCTTTCGTTTTTGCGTGCTGTGGGTAGGACGCATGCAGACCAGTCAACCTCGATCTCGTGGCGCTGGATAACCCTCCCCCGTCTGACTTGGGTCGTAAGCTCCAACCTTGCTGGCAATACGATAGCACCAGGGAACTGTCCGGCAGTGATGCGGGCAAGTCGGCCATCTCTGTAGAATGGTTCGGCCACCACCCGCCAGCCAGACATGGTCGAGGGCACAGCCACTACATATACGTCGGAGCTCTCCAGCGATCCTTCTTCGATCGTCGAATGGATGTTCAATGCTACTCCTTCAAAGCTTCTCTAGAATCATCGATATCCCGTCGATGTCGGGATCTTTGGGACTGGGGATAGGCTTACCGAAGAAATCGACTGGCACGATCAGATTGCAGTAAAACGCCCCTGCGAATGTTTCAGCGCGCAACGAAATTGATCGATGCCCCTGTTCGCGCCGAAAAACCAAGCTTGCGAACGGAGATTGGGCGTTGCGGCCCCATCGTTCCAGAAGCGCCAGATTCGTATCCCGTAGGAAATTGCGCGCATCCTCCAAATCCTGACGAAGCTTTCGGATTGACCTGAACATCCACTCCGCCCGACGGCCGCGGTTGATGATTTCATGCGCGGCATCGTCCTCGCCAGATGCCACTTCCCAATTCGGCAACGGAACCTTGATGTCCGCACAGATCTCGCGAATTGCAAGTAGCGTCTGGTGCGGCCGGAAATTCCTCGACACGAAAACCATTCCGTCGACCGTTCCGAGCAGCGTGTCAGTGAAGACAATCTGCCCACGCTCGCGAACACCTGTATCCTCCTTAAGGTAAATCTGTCCGTCGTAACGCCCCAATTCGGCCAAGAGAAAACTAGCAAAGCCCGGCGCATTGTCGTCGAGGTGGACACGGCTAAATTCGACTGCCTTGGCGATCGGAGCGAGCTTGTCCGCGTACCTCTCCAACGCTTCCATCTCAGGGGCGGCAGCGGCCCACATTCTCTGAAAGCGATGGCAAAGGTTCTCCAGCTTGAAGCGCTTATCCGCCACGCGGTAGTTCTCGCCGAAATGCTTCGCGGCGCAGTCATGTCCAATGAATCGAACGACTTTCTCCTGGGGAAACCAAGCCATCCGTCCAATCTTGAACTTCGGGCTATCTGGAGAGCAGATCGGGCAAGGGATCAACGGATGATCGCCCCTCTTTGCCGTCGGGACTTTAAGCTCACCTGACAGGAGAACGACCTCGTCTGTGTCGCCGGGACGGCTCGTGCTGACGTAATCGAACCGCTCAGGGTATCCTGTCTCGGAAATGTACTGATGCCAGCCCTCTACATATTCGTCGGTTGGCCGCTCTTCAAAAATCGGGAATGTCTGCAATGCCGAATCACTCATGGGGATGCTCCGATTGCGATTGCAATCAGTATAACCCACAATCGCCGCTATATCCGCGTTCACTGCTCGTTCTCCACGCTATACACATCGTTAGCCACCGCTGGCCCGGTGATAGAGGGTGCGCCCATTGATGCGGCGTCGGCGTTACGGCTCATAGGTTTTCCCTCCCGAGAGGTTGATAGCTTTGCGGAATCACGTGGAATCGGCGTTCAGCGCCGATGAACTCAAGCTTCACCGATCCGACCTGGCCGCACATGGGTTGCCGCCTGATTTTCTGAGAAATCGCGTAAGTGACGCCCTTGGCGTAGTCCCGATAGATCACGATTCCGGCGTCGGCTTTGTTGCGCCAATGGGCGCTGCCGGCGAGGTCATACAGCTGCGGAACCGGTTCCTTCCCGTCGACGACATTGCCGAGCTTTCGCGGATGGATCACCATCCAGACGGTGCAGTCGTGAAGCCTCCCGAACCTTTTGCATTTTGAAATGAGCTGAGAGACGAACTCAGTTTCCGTCAGGTTGTCCGGTCGTGATGCCTCGATCTCGTTGTAGGGGTCGAACACGACATTCCTCACGCCGTATCGAACAACGGCAGCTCGCGCGCGCTCAAGAAGCCAATCGATCGACGGCGTGTGTTCCAAGGTGCCTAGAAGGAATATCCGCTCCTTCAGCCATGCCATGGCATTGACCACATCGTCGCGGCCCATCCTCGGCGTTGGTCCATCGTAGAATGGGTAGCCCCCCCAAATTTCGCAAAGGTCGGCAATCTGGTTCGCATGGCCTGTTTCCGGCGAAAAGATTGCCCACCGCTCCTCGCGAAGACGCGCTGTCTGGATGATGACCTGGGACAGCCACCGGGACTTCCCATGGTTCGGAATGCCGGTGACTGCGATGAATTGGCCGGGAATATATTTGAACGCCTTGTCCATTTCCGCCCAACCCGTCGATACCGGCTGCGGCCCGCGGCCCTCGTAAAGTTCCAATACGTCAAAGGAAAACTCGTCGACGTGGTGAAGCCCCTCAATCGGCCAAGGCTCCGCTGTCTCGACCGCCTTCCGAAGCTCGCCAGCGCCAAACCCGACGAGGCATTCATTCCCATCCTTGCATCCGGTCGGCATCTTCACCCGGTAGCATCGATCGCGCCCTACCCGCTTGGCGATTTCCTGCGCCAGCAGCTCTCCTGGCTCGTCCATGTCAGACGCAACCAGGATGCGCCGTACCTTCGTGATCAACTCCCAATGGGTTCCGAAAGGCTCGTAGCGCTTGTCGCTGACCTCTGGTTTCGACGGAGCACCATTCGGCAGCGAAACGACGTGGTGAAACCCGGCCTCGATGAAGGACATGACGTCGATCTCGCCTTCGCAAATGATCAGATCCTCATCGGCGCCGATGCTGTCGGCATTGAAGAAAACCGGCTCCGGGTCCTTCTCCTGGCGGAAATGCTTATTCGCTGTGCGGTACTTGACGTTTCGCAGCTCGCCATCCCACTCGTAGGGAAACGCGATGCAATCCTCCTCTCGATCCGTCTGCGGGAACCATTGGCGGGTCTTGTAGACGCCAAACCGCTGAACGGTCTCCTGCGATATCCCGCGCTTCTGAAACCAGGCCAGCATGGTATCCGGCTGCTCGCGCCGCTGCGGCCGCTCTGGCTTCCGGTATGTCCGCCGTTCTCGGGCTGGACGGTAGCCCTCCCCGCCGGCCGCACCGGAGAACCCGCAGTGATGGCAGTTCCAGACCGCTCGTCCATCCATCTCGATCGTGACCGAGAGGCAGGGATCGTTCTTCTTGCGCCTGCCAGCAGAGCAGTTCGGGCAAGTCGTTTTGTGGCTGCCTGGCTTCTCGTCCCGCAGGCGAATGTTGTGCTCGGCGAGGGCTGCGCGGGTGTCGGTCATTAGCCGCGCCCCCCGAACAGGAATTCGTTCGTCAGGTGCCCATCGGCATCGCGACCGTTCCCGGCAGGAATTTTCTCAAGCTTATCCCAGTACCAGTTCCGCCAAGCCGCAAGCCAGTCAAGCTTTGCACCCTTCGGGTTCGACATGGACCAATTTTTCATTCGCTCCGCTTCGGAGATTGCCCTCTTCCGTGGAAGGCCAGCGGCAACGGCTTCCTCGATCCATTCGGGCGGGCAGGTCCAATCCTGCGGAAGCCTAGTTGCGCGCTTTCTTTTGGAAACACCGTTAGGTGTTTCTTTTATAATAGTCTGAGCTTCTGAGCTTGGTATTTCGCTCGCATTGCGATCGCTTTGCGGCTGCTCTTCAGCACCATTGTTTTCTCTACGGTTTTCCCATCCTTGACGTGCAGCGTTTGAATTTTTCTGCTGCATTTTTGCTCGGGACCTAAACGCATTTTCGCAGCGATCATTCCAATATCCGCAATTGAGCTTGATGATTTTCCCGTCGTCGATCAGCTGTTCGAGCACTCTCTCAAAGCTGCGCCTGTCGGCGCCGCACATCCTGGCCAACCTCTCATGGGACTGATCCAAGGCTCGACCGCGCGTGTACATTTCCATCAGCAGCATCGTGTAAATTCCGATTTCATGTGCCTTCATGCCGCGTACACCGCCGATGAAATCGTCTTGGTACCACTGCACGTATGGCAGGCGGCAATCTTCGAAATTCGGGACGTAGTCTGGTTGCATCTAGGCCTCGCCGCCCGACCGCTGCTTCGGCTTCAGATCGACGACGTTGGCGCGCTTGATCTGCAGCACGACGACGTTTCCGGCGATGCGTCGATATCGGATGAAGGCTCGCGTCTTCCAGGTCGGGAACATCAGAGTTCCGTTTGGCATCCTGATAACGATCGTCATCTCAAGCCCTCACACGCATGCGCGCGATCTGCGCCGAATTTGTCGGTTAGGTGCCTCGTCGACAGCCGGCACGTGGCCGAACAACCAATCGTGGTCCCAGCCCAGCGCCCGAAGCTTTGCTTCGTTGCGAATATGTTGAACTTGGTCGAGAGTTGGCGATGCCTCGCCACACTCCCATCGCGAAACGGCTGCCTGGCTGGCATCGGCAATTCTGCCGAACTCGGTCTGGTTGACCTTGAAAACCTTGGTGCGAATAAAGAGGATTGGGTTCATAACAACACCAACCTATCCGTTCACGCATAGAAAATCAATTAACCCTATCCGCGAACGGGCGTTTATTTTCTATCCCTTTGCGGATACAAAGGTTTTTATGACCATCATCGAGAAAATAAAAGCGATCCTCAGACGAACAGGGTGGAGCCAGGTCAAACTGGCTGAGCACTTCGGCACGTCGCAATCGACAGTAAACCGCTGGCTCAATGGCGCAGAGCCGGAGGGCCACCGCAGGGACCAAATTAACAGCTTTTACAATTCGCTATTTGGCGCAGAGCCCGAGAGCCGCACGGTACCCCTAAAGGGATACATTGGCGCAGGCGGCCATGTCGAAGCACTGGAACACGGGCCGGAGGAAGTCGAGGCACCCGCCGATGCCGCACCAGAAACGGTGGCTGCTCAAGTGAGGGGCGATTCGCAGCTCCCCATGCTCTCCGATGGCTGGATCATCTATTGGTCAAGGCCAGTTCCGGTATCCGACATGGTCAACCGGCTCGCCGTCGTCCAGCTCTCCGACGGCCGGATCATGGTGAAAACCATTCGGATGGGTTCAAGCCCAGGCCTTTGGACGCTGACGAGCTTCAACGCAGCGGACATCGTCGACGTGCCGGCTGATTGGGCCGCCCCGATCGACTGGATTAAGCCAAGAACATGAATCTGCACCTATGCGTGCGCGCATATCGCCGGACTCCTCAGCGGTCAAACTTTTTATTTCAATCCGCGAACGGATTTCAATCTTGCGCCTACTATGCGTGAACGGTTATCTTGAGCTCCAAGATGGAGCCAAAGATGAACACGCCTCTCACGGTCACGCAGGCAATTGAAATCCAGCATCAACAGCATGCTCTCGCACGCGCGCGCGAAGGAGGTGTAATGCCTCAGCCAGAGCTATTCCTTCGTGTCTTCGACCTGTTTTTTAAAGTCGGAGAGAATGTCTCTCGCTTCTTTCATGCTTTCCGAGATGGATTCACCCTCAGCCAAGACATTCAGGCCGATACCGAGACTGACAAGTTCTTTATACACCTCAGCAAACGGAATTATTACCTCATGGTAGGCGCGATCGACGCCGTTACTTTCCTCCAAGTCTGCCGCTCGAATGCGCTTGCCCAAATCTATAAGTTGATCCGCCAATACATTCATGCCGTCGCGCAGGATATCTTTCTTTTCGTCACCTATGATGCCCATCTGGCACAGGCGACGAATTGCTTCAGCGCGAGATCTGATTCGGTTCGAGAACGACCAATCGTCGATCTCCCTTGCCTCCCCTGGAGAAAGCATCATCTGAAATTTGATCGTCTTCAGCTCTTTGTCGTCGTTTTCGGCCATGAGCTTTTTCAATGCCTTAGAGAATTTCGTACGTAACGCTTATGGCAGACTTCCCCATTTTCCACAATAGATGGAACTTACATCAGTAATGGAATTGACGGGATTCCTGACCTATGGTTAACTCACGACTAATGGAACTGATGGATGTTAATGATGTCGAGGGACACTCCAAAGACTGAAAGGTTCCAGATGGCGGTTTCCGCCGACTGGATCGAAAAGGTGGACAATTGGCGCTTTGCCAATCGGATAGCGAGCAGAGCAACCGCGATCCGTTACCTGGTCGAGAAGGGACTTGAAAAGGAAATGCCGGCTCCGGCCGGAAAATAAAAAGCGGGCCTGGGAGCAAGTTTGCCGACCGATCCCAAAGCCCGCCTCAAACCACCAAGCAGAAAGGACCCACCTGATGAGCGATCATCCGGATAGCACATCTATGCCCAAAAGCATAGGCGAACTCACCGAGAACATTGTCAATGGTCTTGCCAAAGCCAAGGCCATATCAAAGGAAGTCGCAGCATTCCGCTCCCTGGAGCCTGGTCTTCATGACCTCACCCATATGAGCGCTATCGCTGCGGACGTACTGTCTCTCGAACTTCATTCTTCGCGTCCCGACAGCGATGGTGTCCTCATCTACACCATGTCGGAAGCGCAGCGCGACAAGCTGCTTTTCGCAATTTTCGACGTGCACGAACGAGTAACGAAGTTCAAGGAACTCTACTTCGCGGCGTGGGATGGGGAGAGGGCTCGATGACACCGGACGCAGTTTTGGCCGCCAGCGAATCCCCGCTGGCAAATGACTCCACTCGCGAGACGACCGTGGAGTGGGCTCTTCTAAAAGCAATCTACACCCACAAAGCGGAGTGGAACGCATATCTCGCCAAGTCTCTGGACGATGATGATACTCCGTTTTTCTGCCAGGGTTCATTGGAGAAGCTGGAAAATTGGAGCAGCCCAGCACAGAATTGGAGCGAAGCCTGCGCTGCACTTCGGTTCGCGATCGAAATACACGAGATAGGTGATAGCGACGTCATACCCGCTATGATGAAGGCCACGCTCGGGTGGCTCGAAGCCGAAGGCAAGCGGAGGGCTACAGAATGAGCCCGAATGGTAACGCCGATCTCAGCGACTTCTTTTACAGTTTGCTCGATCTCGCTGAGCTCATGCAGGCCACCTACGACATCCTGCATGACATGGAGTACGTTCGCTCCGACGGCAGCCGGAACGAGGAACTTGACCGTGCGGCGGCGCTCCAGCGCATTGCTTGCCGCGACGTTAGGCGGCTGCGCGATGCAGCCCAAGTTTTCGACGGTCCTGCCAAATGGCTTCAAGTCACCGATGATTTGGAGTGCAACCGATGACGACACTTTCGACAAAGAGCCGCAAGCAGTTAGACCGATTCATGTTTCGGGTCATGGAGCCTCTTTCCGAGGAGGCTCTCATCGATACGCATTACAATCTCCTGGCGCGGAACGCTCGCCGCGAGGCATGGGACAAAGCTCGGATTACGTCGGATTATTTGCAGGCAAAACATGATCTCGTGCTCATCGAAATGATCTATCAGCGCAGAGTGCTCGGCCGTTCCGACGCTAAGGTCGAGCACCGTGAGCAAGAGCGCCTTCAACTCGTGGACGAAGTGCGTGTCGCAGTCGCCGTGCAGATCAAAACCCCAGCACCCGACCTTGCTGCACTCGATTGGAAGAAGCGAAAGAGGAAGGACGAGTTCTCTCGCTTTGGCACGATCACGTTGGATGAAATGAACCAGTGCATAGCCGAGGACGAGGCTTTTCTTACCGCTCACCCCATAACGAAGCAGCCACGCCGCGCTGGTCGCAGATGTGAAGAGCCTGTGGATAAGTCGAATAACGGGGATAACTGAGTCATGGACCAGCCAGACCCCTTGATCGAGCTCGTCAAGATCCTCGCTCGTCGTCAGGCCCGCCTTGACGCTATTCCGCCACGGCCGGCTAATCAGAACGAACAGGAAGAGACGCCCGCGAGGAAGCAATGAAGCGTGCCGCGATTTACGCCCGATACTCGACCGACCTACAAAACGACAGGTCGGTCGAGGATCAGATCGAACTGTGCAAGTCTCATGCCGCCAGGATCGGCGTCAAGGTGATCGAGGAATATTCCGATCGCGCAAAATCCGGCGCATCGATGTTCGGCCGTCCCGGTCTCGCCCAACTCATGCAAGCGGCAGAGCGCGGTGCGTTAGAGGTCGTGATCTCGGAAGCGCCTGACAGAATTTCGCGTGACATTGCCGATCTGGCTACAGTCCACAAGACGCTGAAATTCCGCGGCGTGGAAATCAACTGCGTCAATGGCGGGGCGATCGACACGGTTCAGGTCGGAATGTTCGGCGTCATCGGACAGATGCAGAGGGAGGAGAGTGCGAAGAAGACGCACCGCGGGATGGTCGGCCTCGTGCGGGCCGGGCGGAATGCCGGAGGAAAGTCCTACGGCTACGAGCCGGTACCGGGGGAGAAAGGCGAGCTTCGGATCGTAGACGAAGAAGCGGCCGTCATTCGCCGCATATTTGAGCTCTACGTCGCGCGCGTGAGCCCGAGGGCCATAGCCGCCACTTTGAACGCCGAAGGCATTCCAGCGCCGCGTGGGCGCCAGTGGAACGCCTCTACCATCAACGGCAACGACAAGCGCGGCCATGGCATCCTGAGAAACCCGCTCTACGTCGGAAAGCGGGTGTGGAACCGCGTGCGGATGGTCAAGGACCCCACAACGGGCCGTCGGGTGTCCAGGGAGAATGATCCGAGCGCCTACGAGTATTCGGACGCCCCTCAGCTTCGGATCGTAGAGGAAGCCCTCTATGAGGCTGCACGAGCCCGCAAGGAAGCAGTCGGGGGCCCGAGAGCGAAGTACACCCCCAGAAGCAAGCGCATGCTGACAGGGCTTCTGAGATGCGCCTCATGCGGTGGAGCGTTGACCACCACCAGCGCCGACCGATCCGGACCTCGTGTCATGTGCAGCCGCTATCGCGAATCGAAGAGCTGCGACAATGCGGGCAGATATTACGTGGAGAAGATCGAAAGGGATGTCATAGATCGCCTGCGGCAGATTTTCGCGGATACAGCCTATATCGACGCCTTTCTGAGAGAATACGAGGCAGAGGCCAAGCGGGTAGCCTCGGAGCGGAGATCTGGACGAGCGGCCAAGGAAGCAGCTCTGACGGAGGTTCAACAGCGGATCGCCCGTGTCATAGATCAGATTTCGCGTGGGCAGATCGAAGACGACGATGTCGCCGCCATCATGCCCGCCTTGAGGAAGGAGCGAGACGCCCTGAAAGCTGATCTTGCCGCAGAGGAGCCGGAATCGAACGTGATCGTATGGAAGCCAAAAGCGATCGAACAGTTCAGGGTGGTGGTCGAGCAACTGGCAGACATCCTGCAAAACAAGGATGGGACACTGCCACCGGAGGCGGGGACCATGCTGCGGGAGATCGTCACGGGGATCGTCGTGCACCCCAGAAAACCGGGTGCTGACTACCGATATGAAATCCGTGGAAAGCTGTCCTCAATCGCCGGACCAGAATTGTCGGCTGTTGAGGTGGTAGCGGGAGGCAGAATTGAACTGCCGACCTTGGGGTTATGAATCCCACGCTCTCACCAACTGAGCTATCCCGCCACAGGATTTGCGGTGTTCCGGAAGTCCGGTCCGCTTTGGTCGTGCGGCTTATAAGTCGCCCGTCACCAAAGTGTCAAGCGCGGTTTTGGCAAATCCGGCGGCTATTTTAAAGACCGCCGGAAAGCGCCGGATCAGGCCGCGACAGGGGCGGAAAGCAGCGCCTGGAGAGACGCTTCAGCCGCAGACGCACGTTCCGAACGTTCGATGAAACCGCCGCCATAGACGCGTGCATCCGGCCCTTCCGCCGAATAGAGGACGCAGGCCTGGCCCGGTGCCACGCCCGCCTCGCCCATCATCAGGTCGACATAGACGCCGCGGTCGTCGCAATGGACGGTGGCCGGCGTCGGCGGACGGGTCGAACGGACCTTGGCAAAGCAGGCAAAACCGTCGCGGGCATCCTCGCCGAGCGCGCCGTCGCCGATCCAGTTGACGTCGCGCAGATAGACGCGATGCGTATCCAGCGCCTCCTTCGGGCCGACGATGACACGACGCGAACGGGCATCGAGATAGACGACATAGAGCGGCTCGCCTGTGGCTACCCCGAGCCCCTTCCGCTGACCGATCGTGTAATGCACGATGCCTTGATGGCGACCGAGCACTCGGCCGTCCATATGCACGATATCGCCGGCAAGCGCCGCATTCGGCTTCACCTTGCTGATGATGTCGGCATACTTGCCCTGCGGCACGAAACAGATGTCCTGGCTATCGGCCTTCTTCGCGACGACGAGACCCATGTCTTCGGCCAGCGCCCTCACCTCCGCCTTGGACATGCCGCCGAGCGGAAAGCGCAGGTAGTCGATCTGCTCCTGGGTGGTGGCGAACAGGAACCAGCTCTGGTCACGGTCGCTGTCGACCGGGCGGAACAGCGCGCGGCGGTTCGGATTGTCCACTGTCGGATTGCGGTGCGAACGGATGTAATGGCCGGTCGCAAGCGCATCCGCGCCGAGCTCCCGCGCCGTCGCCAGAAGATCCGCGAACTTGACCGTCTGATTGCAGGCAACGCACGGGACCGGCGTTTCGCCCATCGCATAGGCTTCGGCGAACGGATTGATCACCGTCTCGCGAAACCGCTTCTCGTAATCAAGCACGTAATGCGGAATGCCGAGCGTTTCGGAAACCCGACGCGCATCGTCGATATCCTGGCCTGCACAGCAGGAACCGGCGCGATGCACGGCCGCCCCGTGATCGTAGAGCTGCAGCGTGATGCCGAGCACGTCATAGCCCTGGCGTTTGAGCAGACCGGCGACGACGGAGGAATCCACTCCCCCCGACATGGCAACGACAACGCGTGTGTCTTCCGGCCTCTTGTCAAAATCCAGCGTATTCAC